ACGTTGTCAGCAATGAGCCGTTACTAGCGCCCATTGTTGATCTGCAGCGATTCAGCAAGCCGACCACCGCTGAAGTTTTGCAGCGTGTGCAAGTGGGGTTGCTTCCGCATCAGGTCGCTTTTTGCCAGGACACAGAGCACCGGAAGCTCGGCCTTGTTTGTGGTTTTGGGGCAGGCAAAACCTATGGCCTAATTTGCAAGAGCCTTCACATGGCGGCCCTTAATGTTGGCCACGTTTCTGCGCTGTTCGAGCCGATTGCTCCCATGCTGAGGGATATTCTCATGCGAACAATGGATGATCTGCTTGAAAAATGGCAGATCCCGTATGACTTCCGCGTGAGTCCTTTGCCTGAGTATCGGCTGCACTTCAAAGAAGGCAGTCACACAATTCTGCTGCGGACAATGGAGACAGCAAACCGCATTCGTGGACAGAACCTCTGCGCCGTTGGTTTTGACGAGGCAGATACGGCCAGCAAGTCTGTTGCCACACAAGCAATGCGCATGGCCCTAGCGCGTCTGCGCTCTGGCAACGTGCAGCAGTTCTATGCGGCCACCACCCCAGAGGGTTTTGGCTGGGCGTTTGACACGTTTGAAAAGAATGCAGGTGACGACACTGCGTTAATTCGCGCTAAAACAACAGATAACCCTTATCTCCCTGAAGGGTTCGTTGACTCGCTTCTGGAAAACTACCCAGAGCAGTTGATCAAGTCTTACCTAGAAGGCGTTTTCGTAAATCTGAATACTGGTCAGGTTTACGACCGCTTTGACCGCGCCAAGCACGTCACGCAAAACATCCCTGAACTCGATTCCGAACCTCTACGCATTGGAATTGACTTCAACGTGACCAACACGAACGCGGTGATCGGTCTACGCCTCGGAAACCAGCTTCTACTGATCGACGAGATCAGCGGTGCTCATGACACCGACGCTCTGGCCCAAGAAATACGCAGGCGATTTCCCAACCGCCGCATCTATGTCTACCCTGACGCATCAGGCGGAAACCGCAGCACTAATGCCTCGCGGACTGACATCGAGATTCTGGAGTCGTACGGCTTCAGCAACCAGTCGCCGCGTTCTAACCCTGCCATTCGTGATCGGGTTCTTGCTGTTCAAGTTTTGCTGGAAAACTCCAAAGGTGAAGTGCGGATGCAGGTCTCTGAAAAGTGCAAGAGATTGATTGAGTGCCTTGAGCTGCAGTCATATACAACGAAAGGCGAACCGGACAAAGAGGCTGGCTATGACCACATGGTTGATGCGTTGGGTTATTTGATTGTGCGTGAGTTCAGCCCACTGAATGCACGAGCTGGACGGGGCACAGGGATCAGGCTTTACTAAACTGCTGGCATTGGGCGGGATTGGGTCGTGTATTCAGGTTTTTCAGGTAGGCAGCGTGTAGGCAACGTCACCACTGTTGAAAGCCCAAACACGGCTTACATCAACATGGAGCCGCATTGGCTCCTGATTGAAGCGTTATTGCAGGGCACCTACGGAATCAGAAAAGGGCACAGAAAATACCTGCCGCAAGAACCGCGAGAACTAGACGAGGCCTATGACAACAGGCTCATGCGTTCAACGCTTGCGCCGTATTACGTGAGACTGGAGCGCATGTTGGCGGGCATGTTGACCCGCAAGCCTGTGCGCTTGGAGGATGTCAGCGATGTTGTAACCGAACAGCTGTTTGACGTTGATTTGCAGGGCAATGATCTCAATGTCTGGACTTACGAAACTGCCCGCAAGTGCATCAGATATGGTCACGTCGGCGTTTTAGTTGATGCACCAAAAGCTGGTCAAAATGGCCGCCCATACTGGAGTCAATATGCGCCGCCGGACATACTTGGCTGGCGCAGTGAAATTGCCAGCGGCAAGCAGCAGCTAACGATGGTCAGGTTGATGGAAAAGATCACCGTCCCTGATGGCCTCTACGGCGAAAAGCAGGTTGAGCAGGTGCGGGTGCTTACGCCTGGCGCGTTTGAGATACATCGGAAGGATGACAAGGGTGAGTTCCGCTTGGTGGATGAAGGAAGAACCAGCCTGAGCGAGATCCCGTTTGCGGTGGCCTATTCAAACCGCGTTGGTGTCCTTGAGTCGCGGCCACCACTCGCAGACATTGCAGAGCTGAACCTGAAGGCGTATCAGGTGCAGTCTGATTTAGATAACCAGCTGCACATCAGCGCGGTTCCGATGCTTGCCATTTATGGCTTCCCACAATCGGCAGAAGAGATTAGCGCAGGCCCTGGGGAAGCTCTGAGCCTTCCGAGTGAAGCCCGTAGCGAGTACATCGAACCCTCCGGCAACAGCTACAGCGCACAGTTCCAACGACTTGAGCAGATTGCTCAGCAGATCAATGAGCTGGGCCTTGCTGCAGTGCTCGGGCAAAAGCTCAGCGCAGAGACAGCAGAAGCCAAGCGGATCGATCGCAGCCAAGGCGACAGCACCATGATGGTGATCGCTCAGCAGATGCAGGATCTGATCGACAACTGCCTGACATTCCACGCGCAGTACATGCAGCAGGCACAAGCCGGCAGTAGCTTCATCAATCGCGACTTCTTGGCAACGCGCCTAGAACCGCAGGAGATCCAGGCATTGCTGCAGCTCTACACCGCTGGCACGATCACTCAGGAAACACTGCTCAATCAGCTGTCAGCCGGTGAGGTGCTGGGTGATGAGTTCGACGTTGAGGAGGAAGTCGAGGCCACGCAAACCGGCGGGTTAATTGAAATAGACAAGCCTGAACCCGAGGTTGAGACTGAGGCCACAATGCCGGAAGCAGACCCTGAGGTTACTGATGAGCTGGATTGACCACCTGAGAAAATCCGAGAAGCAAGAGCCTGACAAACAGTATCTGTACTACGTCAGGCAGCAGCTAAAGCAGCAGGTCTACGCCGTGGTGCGTGTTACTTGGTACGACGAGGACGGGATCTACAGCGTCACCGAAACCCGCGTTAATAAGAGAGACGCGCAAGTAATTCAAGAGTTCAGCGACATCGTCGGCAATGCTTTGACCATCGGGGCGGATGTGTCCGTGATCTGCGTTGATAAATCCGAGCGGTTGGATCTGCATGATTTATGAGCACACCTTCGGAGCTGTATCGGAATGCAATCGACCTCAATCGGTTCAGTAACAGCGTTGCCAAGCGGATTGCTCGTACATACAACGATCTTATTTTGGATGCTGTTAATCAGCTCCGTGGGCTTGATGAGCTTGAGGCGCCTGCGAAAGCTGCACGGCTTAGGGCGATTCTTGCGCAACTAAAAGAGTCGCTTGATGGCTGGGCTGGCACTAGCACGCTTGCGGTTGTTGAAGATCTGCAAGGGCTAGCCGAGCTGCAGAGCGAGTTTGTAGCAAACGAGCTAAGACGGGCCTTGCCGATTGATATGCGCAGACAGATCAACAGTGTGCAGATCAGTCCGCAGTTTGCGCAGTCAGTAGCAACCGTGGACCCCACAGCCATCAACGTGGTGTCGCTCAGTGATGACTTGCAGGCTGCTGTCGCTGGTTCGCCGCAGACCTTTCAGTTGACGGCTGCAAAGGGCACGACGATTACGTTGCCAAACGGCAAAGTGCTTCAGAAGTCGTTCCGTGGGCTTGCCGAATCACAGGCCGATTTATTTGCAAAGACTGTGCGCAACGGGCTGCTGACTGGCGAGTCAACTGATCAGATTGCAAGACGCCTTAAAGGCACTTTGCGTTTTGGTCAACCTGGCAGCTTGCGACAGATTGCGCAGAGGGGCGGGGATGCAACGTCTGTCCCAAACAACCAAGTAATGGCGATGGTGCGCACGAGCATCAATCAAGTGGCAAATGAAGCAAGCCAGCAGGTTTACAAGGCAAACCAAGATGTGACCAAAAAATATCGCTACGTGGCAACGCTTGACAGCAGGACCAGTCCGATATGCCGTGCGCTTGATGGGCAAGAGTTTGACTATGGCAAAGGGCCAACGCCCCCGCAGCATTTCAACTGCAGGTCCACCACTGTGCCGGTCATTGATTACAAAGGACTGGGAATTGAACCGCCACCACCTAGCCAGTTGCGGCGTCCTAATACTGCGTTCAAAGGTGCTCGGGCTGTCCGTGGTGAAGGCGTGCCTGACAATGAGACTTATGGGCAGTGGTTGAACAAGCAATCCAAGGCAACAAAGCAGGATGTTTTAGGCAAAAGCAAGGTGCCCTACTTCAACCGCTTGGTGGATAAGTTTGGCCCGACAGATGCCATCCGTAAGTTTGTTGCTGCGGATGGATCAGAGCTAACCTTGGAACAACTGAAACGTCGTTATCCCAATGAGTAAGCTGCCCAGCAAGTATCAGTTCACCGTTCAAGAATCGAACGAGGCACCGTCTTGCCCTCCATCTTGCCCACCCAAAAAGCCGACTGCAAAGGCAAAGGCTGCTAAGACAGCTAAGCTGTAAAAAACGCTTACGGTCATGGCTGGTCGATACAAACGCGATAAACGTGGAAGGTTTGCCAGCACCGGCGGCGGTGGCGGCAAGTCAAAGAAACCGCGCAAGTCTGACTTGGCTTTCCAAAAGTCAGGCAAGGGCGGCGGCACGTCTGCTAAAGCTGGTCGGGCTGCTAAGGCTGCCTACAAAAAGAAAGAAGGCGCACGCCGTAAAGCTGCACTAGCTCGCAAGGGCGGTTCATTTACTAAAACCAGCACCTTCAAAGGCAGCCAGCGTGGGAAACAGTCTGCGGCTAGACGGTCTGGCTACAGCAAGGGCGCATTTGAGTCAGCTACAAGAAAATCCACCACTAGGGGGATTAAGAGGCGTCGCCGGAGCTGAACTCCTCCCAGCTTCCAAGGTCTTCCATGACTTCCTGCCAAAAGTCAGGCACCAACAGCAAGTCGCCATCTTCATCAAGGGTGGCGATTTTTATTGGGGCGGTGTGCATATTCCCGCAGACGGCAAACACCCTGATTTCATTGCCATCTAAATCGTTTGGAGGAATCCGACCAATGATTTTGCGTAGCTGATTGACCGTGATTCCTTCGCCGTTGTCGATAAGAGGATTCACAGCGGAAAAGCAAAGGGCTAACATAAATTTAGGCTGCTTCAATCCAATGCCCAGAGGCCCCGGCACGTATGGCTCCAAGGTGGGCCGGCCCCCTAAAAAGAAGAAAAAGAAGGGCGGCAACAAAAAGTAATGGCACGAAAGCGGCGGCGAGTTCCAAAGGACAAGGCCACGGGCCTGCCTAAGAAGTACCTGTCAGGTGCCAAGAATCGCGCCGCCAAAGCCCGTGAGATCAAGCGGACTGCCGAGGCTTACAAGCGCGGTGAGTTCATCGACATCAAAGCCGTTTCTAAATCGAGGACTGAGCAAGGTGGCACCAAAAAGAAAACCACTAAGCGAAAGCGTAAAAAAGGCTCTTAAGAAAAAAGCCGAGGGCACGCGCTTCACCTATGGGCAGCTCGCGGCTGTTTACAGACGAGGGCAGGGCGCTTATCTGGCAAGTGGTTCGCGGAATGTCCCGATGGCGGCTTGGGCCATGGGCAGGGTAAACAGTTTTGTGTCAGGCAAGGGTGGCGCACGAACGGCTGACGCTGATCTACTGAAAAAGCGCAGCAAGAAAAAATGAAACTAACGACCCGTCAAAAAAATGCCCTTGCAAGGCATCAAAAAGATCACGGCCACACAAAGGCGCACATGGATTTTATGAAGCGCAAGATGCGTGAGGGTATGAGCTTTTCTCAGGCGCACCGCTTGGCAATGACCAAGAAAGGCAAATGAGCATTCAGAGGGGCGGCCATACGTTTGCGGGCTTCGACAAGCCAATTCGCACGCCCAATCACCCGAGCAAAAGTCATGCGGTGGTTATCAATGACGGCGGCAACCCTCGGCTGATTAGGTTTGGTCAGCAAGGGGCAAAAACTAAGCGTCCGCGTAAAGGTGAAAGCGCAGCAGACAAGGCAAAACGGGCTTCATTTAAGAAGCGCCACGCAAAGAACATCGCCAAAGGAAAAACATCTGCCGCATTCTGGGCAGACAAAGTAAAGTGGTCGTGAAAACGACCTTACGGGTTATTCATGTCTGAAGAGCAAAATCAGGAGATTACGTCTCCCGAAGCGCCAAACAACGCGGAACTTGACAAGCTAAAAGCAAGTGTCGAAGCTCTAGAAAAGAAGAACTACGACCTAATCGGCAAACTGCAAAAGAAGGAGCTGATAGGTGAAGTCCCTGACGATTACGAGGCTCTGAAAGATTTCAAGCGCAAGGCTGAACAGAGCAAACTGGAATCAGAAGGTAAATACACCGAAGCGCGACAGGCTTTGGAGCAGCAGTTCCGTGAGGCGGCGGAAGAAAAGGACAAGCGCATTGCTGACCTTGAAGCGCAAGTGCGAGAGCTGGAACTGATCACGCCTGCCAATACTGCGCTAGCTGACGTGGTGCATGACCCAAGCATTGTGTTTAAGGCTCAGCTGCTAAACCCAAATCAGATTGAACGGGAAGCCGACGGAACCGTTGTTGTCGTCAATGGCTACGAACGCAAACCGATTAGTGAGTGGGCCAAAACTCTGCCCAGCTACATGCAGAAAGCACCAAAGCCACAAGGCAGCGGAGCACCTGCAGGACGCAGCGTTGGGGGAGACATTCCTGCAGGCACAAAAAACCCATTTGCGAAGGACACTTACAACCTCACAGAGCAATCACGGCTGTTCAGAACAGATCGGGATATGTATGAAAGGTTGAAAGCTGCGGCTAACCGTTAATATGCAAGACATAGGCGCGGTTACGCCGAGCCATAAGGGTTACGCCCACACCGTAAAAACCATTT